ACTAATGAAATCATTAACGGAGATATCCACACTGCTAACCAACGACTTGCAGGACTTGAATCAAGAAATCAGGCTAAAACTTTTATTTATGCCCTCTTATACGGAGCAGGAGATGAAAAACTTGGGTCTGTGGCTGGAGGAGGTAGGACAACTGGCAAGAAACTTAGAGAATCTTTCCTTAATAATCTACCATCATTCGCAGCTCTTAAAGACAGAGTATCAAATGCGTCTTCAAGAGGTTACCTCACTGGACTTGACGGTAGAAGACTCCAAGTCAGATCTGAACATTCCGCTTTGAACACGTTGTTGCAGGCAGCAGGGGCTATCGTAATGAAGAAAGCACTGGTGATTCTGGACGACTACGCGAAGCTATGGAAGTTAGACTACAAAATTATAGGGAATATACATGATGAAGTCCAGTCGGAAGTTGCAGAGAAAGACGCAGAGAAGTTCGGTTGGCTCGCAGTCGAGTGTCTCAAGGCGGCGGGTCTGGAGTTTAATCTCAGATGTCCGCTGGACGGAGAGTACAAAGTTGGAACAACATGGGCAGATACTCACTAAGGAGAAGTACGAATGATTTATGCAAAAGTAGACGGCAAGTACTATAAGGACAATCCCGAAAGGAAAAAATTTAGAAACAATAATCGCATGTGGGTAAATGGGAAGTACATCAGACAAGACCATCCTTTGCACAAGCCGGGACGCTACAAGAACTTTGAACAAGCAGCCTTCAGCAGCCTAGAGAAGTACGAAAGCAGTGTCGAGGGTCAAGTGTACGCCATTACCAACCCTAATTTCCCTGACTGGGTAAAGATAGGTATGGCTATTGACGCTGAGGACCGCTTAAACAACTACCAAACTTCTTCTCCTTTTAGAGATTATGTGTTACAATATAGGTATGACGTAAACGATCGTCGTCAGGCAGAATCACAGGCGCACACAGAGCTACAAAAGCTCTACGAACGCAGAGGAGAGTGGTTCAAATGCACACCGGAGCAGGCCAGAGTTGTCGTCTCTAGTACAGCGGAAGAATACAAATGAAAAACGTATACAACCTAGTGAGCGACATCTACAGCCTAGTGTCTACCAAAGAGGTAGCCGAAGGAGTAGACATCGAGAGTTGCATCGAGCTGTTCGGTGAGAACGTGAAGGACCTTATGCGTAAGGAGTTCACAGAGGTCCGAGACGACTCGCGTAAGCTTCGTATGTCTAACATTGGGCGCGATGAGCGTTTCCTGTGGAATGTGTACAACGACGTGGACAAAGGGGAAGACTTGACTCCTAACACCTACGTCAAGTTCCTCTACGGGCACCTCATTGAAGAACTGCTACTGTTCCTCACAAGAGCTGCTGGTCACAAGGTGACAGATGAGCAGAAGAAGTGTGAGGTCAATGGCATCAAGGGGTCTATGGACTGTAGGATCGACGGGATTGTGACTGACGTTAAGTCCACTTCCACCTACGGGTTCAAGAAGTTCAAGGAAGGGACTCTGGCTTACGACGACCCCTTCGGGTACATAGGGCAGATCAAGGGCTACGCTCACTCAGAAGGTGAAACCAAGTTTGGCTGGCTGGCAATGGACAAACAGAATGGACACCTGACGTACCTCCTGTACGACTCAGAGGACACACAAGCTCCTGTGTACGACCTAATATCTTATGATATAGAAGAAAGGATTGAACGCATAAAAAAGCTAGTGGAGCAGGAGGAACCACCCGAAGTATGCTACAAGCCTATCGCAGATGGAAAAAGTGGAAACCAGAAACTCGCTATCGGATGCTCCTACTGCTCTTACAAAAAACAGTGCTGGCCTGCCGTAAGAGGGTTCGCATATTCATCAGGTCCACGCTATTTAGTAGAGGTATTCAATGAGCCGAAGGTCCAAGAAATCGAAGTTTCGTAGTGTCTTTGAGGAAGAGACTGCAAAGGTACTGGAGGGCTTCGAGTACGAGCCTTATATGGTCCCTTACACCATCCACCGTAACTACAAGCCAGACTTTGTACACATGGCTAGTGACACGCTGGTGGAGTGTAAGGGGTTCTTCAGGGAAGGGGACACTCAGAAGTACAAAGCAGTCAGGGACAGCCTAGAGAGCTACCAGAGACTTGTGTTTGTCCTCATGGGTCCAAACAAGAAAGTAAGAAAGGGTGCTAAGATGACAATGTCTGAATGGTGTGAGAAAGAGGGGTTCCCGTGGTACACATTAGATACGCTAGAGGAGTTGATAGAAGATGTCTCTAACAATGGAAGAAATTAAGGAACGTCTGCTACGGACCTACGATCCTGAAGACTTTTTGGAAACACTGGAGATAACCTCTGAGGAGCTTCTGGACAGGTTCGAGGACAAACTGATAAACAGACTGGAGTACTTTGCCGAGGAGTTAGCATTTGAAGAGGAGGACGAAGATGAGTATTGACCTAGCGACACCCGAAGAATGGGACGCAGTTAGTAAACCAAAGCACTACAACCAAGGCGGTACAGAGGCCATTGATTATATTAAGCAGCAGCTAGGAGAAGGAATAATTGAGTACTGCGAAGGCAACGTGATAAAATATTTACACAGGTGGCGATACAAGAATGGCCTACAGGACTTACGGAAGGCTCAGTGGTACTTAAACAAGATGGTCAAAGAACAGGAGGCACTGGAATGAAAGTGATACAAGGGGCTTTCGGTGGAAACAAGCAGGACACAGACAGGATTAGCGTACCCGAAGTGTTTAAACTCATAATGGACAATGAAGACTTAGAGAACTACGATGACGCCTTTTGCATCATTAAGTCCGAAGAGTACATCATGGTTTCAACTAACATGGACACGTACGAACTAGCTTTCTTACTGGACCAGCTAAAACTATCGCTACTAACAGGAGGAGAATACGAATTATGATGGACGCATATCAACAGTACATACACAAGTCTAGGTACGCTCGGTACATACCAGAGGAACAACGACGGGAGACATGGGAAGAGACCGTGAACCGTTACTTGGACTTCTGGGTCTCAAAGGGTAAACTCACGGAGAAGGAAGCCCTAGACCTGTACATGCCTGTGCATGACTTAGGCGTGATGCCCAGCATGAGGGCGCTTATGACCGCCGGGGAAGCCTTGGACAGAGACAATGTAGCTGGGTTTAACTGCTCCTATCTACCTATCGACCACCCTAAAGCCTTCGACGAAATGATGTACATCCTCATGTGTGGAACTGGGGTTGGCTTCAGTGTCGAACGTCAGTACATCACTAAGCTACCTGAAGTAGCAGAGGAGTTCCATGATACAGATACCGTTATACACGTCGCTGACAGCAAAATTGGATGGGCTAAGGCATACCGAGAACTTATCGCAATGCTCTTTAGCGGTCAAGTTCCAAAGTGGGACGTGTCTGGAGTTAGAGCTGCGGGGGCAGCCCTTAAGACTTTCGGAGGTCGAGCGTCTGGTCCAGAACCTCTTGTTGATCTGTTTCAATTCACGGTTGATATTTTCAGAGCCGCTAGAGGTCGAAGACTTAGCTCCATTGAGTGCCACGATTTATGCTGTAAAATTGCACAGATCGTCGTTGTCGGAGGAGTTAGAAGAAGTGCTCTCATCAGTCTTAGTAACCTCACTGACGATAGGATACGTCGAAGCAAGTCAGGACAGTGGTGGGTAGATAATCCTCAGCGTGGCTTGGCTAACAACTCCGCCTGCTACACAGAGAAGCCTGACTTTGAAGCCTTCTTGAACGAGTGGAAGTCTCTGTACGAGTCACGCTCAGGAGAACGAGGTGTCTTTAGTCGTGTCGCTAGTCAGCGTCAGGCTGAAAAGAATGGACGTAGGGACGCTACTTTTGACTTCGGGACTAACCCATGCTCAGAGATTATCCTGAGACCTTACCAGTTCTGTAACTTGTCGGAAGTAGTGGTTCGGGCCAATGACACCTTGGAAAGCCTGCGGCTAAAGGTACGCTCTGCGGCTATCTTAGGTACACTACAGGCAACCCTGACTGACTTCAGGTACTTGCGTAAGATCTGGAAGGACAACACAGAAGAAGAAGCGTTACTAGGGGTGTCACTAACCGGCATCATGGACCATCCAGTTATGTCAGGGAGGAAGAATCGTGCAGATCTACAGTACTGGCTCACGCAGCTTAAAGAGGAAGCTATTGAAACTAACCGTGTTTGGGCTGAACGCCTTGGCATCAATGTTAGCACTGCCATTACTGCTGTTAAGCCTTCCGGTACTGTATCTCAGTTGGTTGACAGCGCGTCTGGCATCCACCCTAGATATTCTGAGCAATACATTAGACGAGTAAGAGCAGACGCACGAGACCCCTTGTGTGGTGTCCTAGAGGCCGCAGGAGTCCCTGTGGAACTAGACGTGACTTCTTCTACTACTAAGGTCTTCTCGTTCCCCATTAAGTCTCCTAAGAAGGCTGTGGTGGCTACGGACATGGGTGCTATGGAGCAGCTTGAGTTATGGGAGATGTATCAGGACTACTGGTGTGAACACAAGCCGTCCATGACTTGCTACTACAGGGACGATGAGTTCCTAGAGGTGGGGCAGTGGTTGTACAACAAGTTCGACAAGGTTAGCGGCATAAGCTTCCTACCTTACTCAGAACATACGTACCAGCAGGCACCCTATGAGCCAGTGGACCTAGAGACGTACCAATC